CTTCAACTTCGAACGTGCTGCGATGTTTTGCAGACCATTCTGGTCGAAGGATGGATTTGTCCATCAGGGGCTCAGGTTTTGTCACCTGAGGCGGACTCTCTCTTACGCTCTCTTAGAGCAGCGTTCGATCGAGCCCATCGTCTTGAGTCAAAAGGACTCAAAACTCAATTCCTATCGCGCAGGGCGCTATGGAACTGGGTATCGTTAGTGTGCGCACCGAATGGGGCACACCGACGTCGGCTCTATATGGATATGAAACCTTCTCCCTTCTGGGAGTCGGCGTCCACAAAGGAGCTGAAAAGCTGTCTGAACGCTGCGAGATTCCTCGGTCTGAAGTGCGGAAGCACTAAAGAACGACGAGTCGCAAAGCGTTTAGCAGCTAAAATCCTCCCTGGAATCGTTAGAAGTTGGGTACATAAACCAAAGGTAATGTTACAACTTTCTTTCGTTTCCCGAGCACTGGAGCAAAAACATTGGGCCTCAATAGAGGAATGTTTGAACTTCATTGTTCGGAGGGTCGTTCCTCCCACACACAAGCCACTGTCAAAGTGGGTGCGTAGGCACGACCCTCGGGAGGTCTCCGGACCCCTCGCTTACACTAGCAGGCTGCCTGCAGTGATGAGCGCACCTTCTGCAACACGAGAAACGCCAAGGGCGACGTGTTTCCCAGAGGGTGGTGGTAAGGCGGCTGAGCTCGGTCTAATACACGGCTCGGGGACGGGTGAATATCCTACTCCTGAGCAAGCCGAAAGGCTTGATCAGGTTTCGGAAGGACACCCTGAACCCGTTGACGTGTGGAAGATCGGTCAGCTGCTAACCACAGGGCCCACTCCACGTTACGAAGGCGAGGCTGATACTAATCAGTTTCAGCACGCCCTCGCGACACACAAAGATCGGATCAGAAAATTGACTCCGGTTGATGTGGCGAAGAGAGTTACCCTGAGTTCTTTACGAATCAAGGAGGCTCTCGACGGTGAAGTGGTGGAGGATACGGGTTCAGTGTTTGGAATAGCTGAGATGGGTGGCAAGATTCGTCCTGCCACATGTCACAGCATGCTCCCGACACTGAATGCGGACATGGTGGGTGAGGCCCTACGACATGAGATGATGTTTCATCCATGTTTACGGGGATCACTCAAGGGAGATCCAGAAGTACTTCCTCTGGAACCAGCCTATAAGCGGTTGTGGTACAATGCCCCTATGAGCATTGTGCCAGTAGCTTGGAAGCTGGATCCGAAGAGATACTATGTGTTCTCCGCGGATCTTAGAGCAGCAACAGACCTGATAGACCATGGGGTCATTCAGGAGTTCTGTGCTGCGCGAAAGATCCCCATGTCCTCCGTTACCTCGTCCCAGCTAGAGTTCCTAGGGCATACCTTTAAGGTTGCCCGAGGAACCTGTCTGGGGCTCGGAGGGTCCTGGCCAACCCTGTCGCTTCTACATGCTTACGCATGTGATGAGATAGGGCTTCCCCGATGCAGTTACCTTATAAAAGGAGACGACATCATCGGGGTTTGGTCGGGATTGCAAATCGCCGCGTACATCAAGTGGCTCCCCCGCTTAACAGGAATGGACCTTCAGCTAAGTAAGACTTTTGTCTCTACTAGCCGAGGGCTGTTTTGCGAGAGGGCCTACGTGATGAAACGTGGCGTCGGGTTGGTGAGGCTGTCCCACAGTCTGTCACTGAAGATCGTCGGAGCTCAACTAATATTAGATGAGCGAAGACGACCCCAAGTGTTCGGACTGGTTTCAGGGTTGCATTCGGAGATTCAGCGCGAATCTCGTCCTAGGACGAGACTAGTGCAGTCTTCGAGTGCGATCCTGAGGGACTGCGAGCGTCGATACGGACGGTGGTGCTACCTGCCTGAAGCCTTTGGAGGCCTAGGTATGATACCACCACGCCGAGCTCTCACGATTCCCCATCGCATCTTAGCCTTCGCTAGAGCGGTGGGGTCGGGAGGGCTCCTGCCGCCGTCCCCTTCTCCGCCTCGGCATCGAAGCGTTAACAGCGTGGACACCTGCGTACGCTCGTATCTCTCTTTACATTTCCCCCGTCGTTGTGCTATAGTTGGGCAGTTGCCCTTCCTGCGCACAGACGAACGTTGGGGAGAATATGCAGAGAGATGCGATCGGAGCGCAGGTTTATCCAAACTGACACGCCAAAATGCAGAGGTGTTGGAAGAAGGACGGGCACGAGCAAGCAACGCAATTACTTATTGCGCTGCGTGTTCGGGCAGTCGACACTTACCACCGACCCGTGAGAGCTTGAATTGCTACTTTCGTCAAATGATGAAATTAGCAGACAAGCTCTCCCTGGCCCGGGTTATCCCCATGAAGGCGCACCACTTGAGGGCATTCACACAAAGTATCGTGTGGATTCCAAAAGTGGAGCGGCCAACAGGGAAGCCCGGGGCACCGGCACGACGGAGGGCGAACTCGTAGGACGAGTCGCGGTCCGCAGCCCTAGGGTCCTTGCAAG